TAACTTGGCCGGCGGCCCGCAGGCCCTTGCGCAGCGCCCCGATCCGCAGCTTGCGCGGCAGCTCGGCCAGCGCCTGCTTCGCGTCCTCGAGCCCGCCGATTCGGATGTACTCGCCGACCGCACTCGACCGGTCCACGACGAACTTCGGACGGCGGCGGCTCAACACCTCTTGACGGTCAGCGGCCATCGCGAACCCCGGCGGTGCAGAACAGGTCGAGCGACTTCTCGCGACCGTTGACCATCATCGGAGCGCCCACAAGCTCGAACCGCTGCCCGCGCCACACAATGCGCGCCTCGGCGTCGAACCCGGCGCGATAGCGGATCCGGAATACGGCGTCAAACTCGGCCTGCAGCTGTGCGCCCGCGAGCCGCTCGTCGACCCGCACCGGCCGGTAGGACGCCCAGACCGTCGCCAACGGCGACCAGGTCTCGGTCTCCTCGCCGATCGAGTTGCGCGCGACGGTCTTGGTCTCGATCGTGATGCGCTGATCAAGTCGCCCGGCCTGCATCACGCCCTCGGCACCCACGAGCTGTCGAGCAGTCGCTCGGCGAACGGAAGCGTGGTCGCGGCCCGCTCGGCGTCGGCCTCCCGGTGCGCGTACATCGACCCGATCAGCAGCAGCATGAACTGGATCGCCGCATCGGGCGCCACGGCCCACGTGCCGGCGACATAGGTGATCTCGACCGCATCGCGGCGCTCGGTCGTCTCCGGCCACACCTGGCCGGGCACCAGGCGCAGCACCGGCTCGTAGTCGGTCCGGTCCAGGTAGTACAAGCTGGCCGAGGCCGTCTGCGTGGCGCCGGCGGCGTCCTTGTAGGTCACCGACGCGATCGAGGCCACCGGGCCGCGCTCGAGCACCACCTCGTCGGCGAACGCCGACAGGTACATGCGCAGCGTCTGCGTGCCGAACGACCGGCCCGACTTGTGCTCGGCAAACGCCCGCGCCCGCTTGATCAGGGACGTGACGTAGGTGTCCTCGTCGGTCGCGCCCGTCTCGATCCGCAGGTGCAGCTTCGCCTCGGCGAGCGTGATCAGCTCGGTGGCCGGCGCGGTGATGACTTCGATCATCTAGACCGTGTCCATGATGTAGCCGTACAGGAAAACGTCGGCCGTCGCGGCGGCAGTGCTGCCGGTCGTGAGCGACAGCACCGGCGTCCAGCGTTTCTGATCGTTCATCGTCGGTCGAGTCACAGCCTTACGAACCCGGAGAGATCGACGATCCTCGGCCACTGTGCCGTCGATCCCGGCACTGTTGACTCCATTGCTGCAATCAATTGCGGGAGCCAGATAGAGATTGCCGGTCCCAAACCAACACCGTCTGCGGTTGTCACCAACACAGGGCTGCCGTTGACGGGGATAAACACGCCCGAGCCCGAGTCACCGCCAGTCCATTCATCGCCATAAAACGTGGGGTAGAGATTAGGCTGTCTTGTGGAGACGTTGACTGGCGTGATCTGATCTATCGGTGCCCAACTCGATCCAGTCAGCCGTAGTGGAGACACGCACATCGTGTCTTCTTTTGACCCGCCCCACGAGTTGGTATTGGCCCATCTCTTTCGCCTCAGAGAATGGACCATCGAATAGTTCGGAATCTTGTTCCCATTGGTGTCGAGGTAATTCCCCGGACAGAACCTGTCCCTAAAGTTCTGCGGCAGAAGCCGAAAAGGCGTGACCCTGGATGCCCCGGTAACAGGGATATCTTCGCCAAACGTCACTAGCCCAACATCCGTGCTTGCAATCCGAGTGAGCGAGGTACGTCTGCGAACGTAATAACTTCCGTCAACCCCAACAAACGCATACCGCTGGTTTACGCCCGGATAGTGCCAAGCAATGATTGCGTGTCGAGGGCCGATAAGGTGCGCCGGGGCTGCGCTGCCGCCGATCTCCGTCTGACCGTCTGCAAAGCTGATCGCGGACATCCCGCTCCAGTCTAGCGACCCGCAGAAGAAGTTCGGGTTCCTGGCAACAGCGGGGGCGTCGAGCAGATAACTGTTCGATTGGTACAAAGTTTGTGCGTCGTCGCCCGCCGCTCTTCCCTGCACGAGAGCCGCGATTGCGCTGTTGACGTGCGCGACCAAGGTCCCGGGCCGCACGTTGTAGGTGCTTCCCGTCTCCACAGCCAAAGCACGCACGCCTACTGGCACAATGATTCGACCGGCTTTCGGAGCCTGCATCACGACGTCTGCCGACACCGGGTCATCGGTAGACATTGCAATCGTCGGGATCACACGCCCAGTTACGCGGTCGATATTCAGCCGCGCATCTTGCGTCGCGGCGAATGGGCAGGTCGTGCCGTTTTCAGTCGTGGTGACAGTCGCGCGCGACGAAACTGTCTGCGCGTATGTGATGACCCGCTCAATGTCAAGACCGCCGTTGACTACAGAGAGGTTGCTCGACGTCGTGTCGTAGGTGACCGTCGTTGATGGCGCGGGGTCGGCCTTGAACCGGGCGCCAGCCGCGTTGAAGTTGATGACGGTCGGCATGACTTAGGCTGCGATTCCCATGAACATCGAAACACCGGCCTGCACAGTCATGTTGCCGTCTGTGAACGCCGCGGGCGTGAAGTTCACACGCAGCGTTTTTGTAGCAGCGTCGACATTGACGACAAACGGGTCCGCCGTAATGTTGGTAGCAAGTCCGCTGTTGATTGCGGTGCCGAGCGCCTGCGAGCCGACGAGAAGCGCGCCTGCGGTGGCATCGTTCAGCACCAACACACGCTTGGACAGCAGATACGCCTTGTTCGTCCCGATGACGCGCGCCGTGCAGACCATATCCAGCACATACAGGCCAACACGCACAAACAGGAATCTCGGTCCGCCTGCGACCGAGTTGCTGGGGGTGATGCCGGTAAGAGATAGCTCGGCACTGGCGGAAAGAGCCGTGTTTCTCCACAGCGCAAAGTCCGCCCTCACATGATCGCGCCCGATCCTGTAGTAGCTTGCGCGAGCATTCTCAGTGTTAGGCGTGCCAATCGCCATTGAATAATCGAACGCAGAGACAACCGCCCCGACAGCAGTCCCAGCGCCCGAAACGGTTGAGCCTAGCGCAACCGCTCCGTAACCGGCTGTTACGCTGTAGGGATCGACCGGGCCAGTTCTTGCGCCAGACCCGACCGCCGCGCTGTACTGCCCGTTTGCGAGCGCATCAAAGCCCGACGCAAACGCGGTGACTTGCTTTGCAACTCCACCTCCCACCCCGGACGAACTAATCCCAGAAAGCGATACCGCGCCGAAGACGTTGGGGTCACCCCAAAACGAAACCTGCTCGCGGTTGATCGACCACATGTACGAGACCGGCGACGAATCACCGTCCCACTGAGCCGCCATGTACGTCAGCGTTACGCGCTCGGCAGGCGTAGTCGTCGTCAGCGTCGAACCGCGAAACTTGATCGCAACGGTCTTGCTCGCCGGCAGGTAGCCGTCAACCGTCAAGACGATCGTTCGACCGAGAACCGGGGCCGCAGGCAGAACCGCGTCGATGTCCTGCACCACGCCGGGCGTGATCTTGATGTGGAACCATGACGAGCTGTCCGGCACGTTCAAGGTCACCGCGCCTGGGGTCGTTCCAGCGTCGAGCAGCAGCCCGGCGCCTGCGCTCGCACCAACCGTGACCCAGCTGCTAGCCCTGCGGACCATCAGCGACGCCTCATCGGTCGGCACTGCGATCTCTCCTACCGGCGCATCGACAATCGCCGTGATCTGCGCCTTGGTGCCGGTTCGGTGCTGGACGATCGCGTCGGTCGACACGACCCCGGCAGGGTCTCGGAAGGCCCGCGCGTACTGCGCGAGCGCAAGCGGGCTCTCCGATGCCATGTCGTCGAGCTCGAAGACTCCGAGCTGCACCAGCGTCTGCGCCACCGCGTCGGGCACTTCCATGAGCACTCCGGGCCGCCAGGCCTCGAGCACGCCAGTCGACGGCGGCGCGAAGTATGGGCTGGAGTTGCCGATGTAGCGGATTTTCACAGGCATGAGGCGCTCGCTGTTTGGTGCGTGAGTGCAGAGAGGGCGGACCCACTGCGGGTCCGCCCTCGAGGCTGCGGATGCGCGGCTTAGGACGCCGCGATCTTGAGCAGCTTGATCGCCTGCGTGTTCCTGAGCTTGCCGCCGACGCGCTTGCGCACGTAGAACTTGACGAAACCCGGCGTGGTGATCTCGTCGCGCGTGATCCGCATCCCCACCCGGTCGGCGATCAGGTAGCCCTCGCGGAAGTCACCGAACGCGAGCGGGAAAGTGTTCGCGGCCACGGCCGGCATGTCCTCCGCTTCCGTGATCGGGTAGCCGAGGAACGTCGACGGCTCGCCTGCCTGAGTCGACGGCTGCCAGAGGTACTGGTTCGTCGTGTCCTTGTACTTGCGCATGCTCGAGAGCACGAGCTTGCTCGTGACCCACCGCGCGTTGGCACGGTAGCGCTCACGCAGCGCGTACACCAGGTCGAGGAACGTATCGACCGAGGTCGGCAGCACCGACGCGCCGCCGCTCGCGATGTACTGCAGCGTGCCGAACGCGCGCGACGAGTCCGCGGTGGTCACCGGGGTCGGACCAGCCAGGAAACCGGTCGGGCGCTTCGTGCCGTTGCCGGCCACGAACGCCGCACCTTCGCCCTGCGCCATCGCTTCGGCGGCCGAGGAGATCAGCCACGACTCGACGTCGAAGAACAGGTCGTCAAGCGACTCCTCGGACGCCTGGGGCTTGGCCGACGCCATGCCGAAGGTCGGTGCGATCTCCGCGAGGTCCGGGGTGTTCGTCTGGTTGCGGGTGTCCGTCTCGCCGACCCACTCGAACGCGGCCCCGTTCACGTCGATCAGCTCCTTGTAGTCGGGGCTGCCCACGGTGCGGACGGTCGAGATCTGACGGATCGGCGAGATGTCGACCGACAGGCGCGCGATCTGGCGCTCGATGATCTCGGGCAGCGCAAAGCCGCCAGCCGATCCGGTCGAGGTCACGGCCTGCGTGGCGCGCTGCTCGAACCCGTCGTCGCTGCCGAACGCCTTGGCCTCG